CCAGTGACGATCTGCGGGGTGACAGCTTCCTTCGGGAGAGGCGGCAGAGCCCGCTCCTTCGTCATCTGGAGCATAAGCCGCTTCACCAGCGGCAACTGCAGTTCAGCAGAGAGAACCGAGTAGACCCCACCAAGGGCCTGCTCAAGCTCGCTCGCAATGAGCCGAATCTCTTCGGCAGTCACGCGCTCCGCGTCTCGCCGTGCGGCAGAGCCCAACAGGAACGCTTCACCGAGACGCTTCTCGATGCCGTCTGCTGTCTCCTTCGTCACACGGAAGTCCGCGAACTTCTCAAGGCTGAGGATGCTCACGTCCGTAGCGCGTCCATCGACGACGCCACCGGAGGGAGCCTCAGCGATCACCTTCTTGCTCGTGGTCCCGCCCTCGTCCACGAAGAACAGAATCTTCGAGGCGACGGCAGCGAACTCCACGATGCTCTGCGACAGCGACTCCAACGAGTAGAGGTCGCCCAGGTATTCCTCACCGAGGCCACGCCCGTAGTCCTCGCCGGCAATCCGGCTCAGACGCAGTGCGTTCCACGGAGAGTTGTCCAACGGGTAGTCACCGCGAGTGCCGGGAATCTCTTCACCGAGCAACTCCTGATAGACGACCCACCGGCTGTCCTTGCGGCAGATGCGCGTGTAGATGTAGACCGTATCGGTGTGGTTCGTGGACCGGTCATCCTTCGCCGCTTTCTGCATTTCGTAGATGAGCTTGGCTTCGGGTGGCAGCGTCATCGGAGCGAAGCACTGCTCCAAGATGATTTCGAGCGGCTCGCCTTCGCCGTCGCGCTTACACACGTAGCTCGACAGGGATGCACGAGCAGCTTGCCGCGCGCCACCATCTGCGTGAGGCAGTTGCCCCCCGCGAGTAGATGCTTGAGGGCACCGAAGAGGTCCACGCGCATGCCGACCGATTCCATCCGGTTGACGACCGCGTGCTCCACCTTCGCGAGTGCCTTCTCGAATTGACCCTTCGCGTCCTGCCCCTTCTCGCCACCGCCCGCTTGTGCGATCAACTGATCGAGCACGAAGTCGTCGATGGAGAGCTTGAAGAAAGACGAGCCCGGTGGGAACAGGGCGAGTAGCAGCTTCGAGGCGAGATTGTTCAGCCCCTTGGACCCGACGCTCTGAAACGGCGTGGGCAATTTCGTCGCGCCCGTCGATCCCTCAGGTGGAATCAGTGAGGGGATCGTGAGCTTCGACACCTCGCGCGCACGGGCAAGGAACGGCTCGCGCTCCACACGGAGTGAATCGAACCGTCCCTTCGCCGTAGTGACGGACGAGACGCTTTCCTGCGTGTACTCTTCCGCCATAGCTCCTGCCTAGAGGGTGGTGCCGGTGAGGGCCTGTGCGTGTTGGTGCTGGTGCGCTTGGCGTAGCCGCTTGATGACCTGTTGCTGACCGGTGGCGACCATGAGGGTGAACAGTCCTTCCTCGGGGGTCTTGAAGCCGGTCGGTACGCGGTCAGGGAACGTCCTCTCCAGCCACGACAGAAGCTCTGCCGTGACCGGAGGAACGGTGTCTGGATTAGACAACTAGCGTGCTCCTTTGGGGGGCCATATAGGCGGGTTAGATCGCCTTCGGGTCGTACCTCACGCTGTACTCGCGAGTGCGCCCGTTGCGCTTCTTGTGGTTGATGATGAAGCCCTGCGTCCGCAGGCGGCGGATGGCCGAGGTGATCGAGGTGTCCTTCATCGGAGCCTCGACGCTCTGCCCGGCGACGGCCTGCGCGATCTCGTTCGGGGTGCTCCACACATCGTGCGCCGCCGCGATCCGCAGCGCACGGAGAACCTGCATGTCAACAGAGGCCATGGGTCTCTCAGCCGATGGGGATGACGAGGCCTTCCGGCATGGGCTGCACCGAGGGTGCGATGCCGCTCTGCAGGAAGCCAAGGATGTATTGGTAGGCCAGCCGCTTCTCGTACGCGAAGAAGAGGTTCTTCGCCCAATACTCATAGAACCGTGCGGGGTCGAAGCCCTGCGTATGCTCAGCGAGCCACGCGGCCTGCGCCCGATACGCGGGCACCTCAGCCAGCAGGTTCGCCATGGGTGACGCCGTGAGAGCCCAGAAGGCGGTGAAGCAATCGAGCGTGCTGTCGGCCCTCATAGTGTCCGCGATCTGCTTGCGGTGGACGCGCTCGTGAACTTCGAGCTGCTCGCGTTCCATCGGGGCGAGGTCGGAGCGGAAGATGGTCACAGCGGAGTCCACGCCTGCGATGCACCCGGTAGACGCCGAGCCCATGACCTGACCCTGCGCCTCCATCCCGGCGATGAGGGCCGAGTCGGAGGGAGCGGACTGTGCGAAGGCTGCGACACTGATGAGCGTGAGCAGCACTGCTACGAGCGCGGAGACCAGCGCGATACGGCGCGCACGGAACCCGGCCCGGTCGGAACCGAACATGGGAACCTCGGTTGTGAGTGGGGAGCTAGAAGGCGAGCTTGACGAATGCGATGATGGCGACCCACGAGAGCGCGGACACTGCCCACACGAGAGGGTGGGGCATCCGCATCGTTGGCATGCCTTCGACCCGCACGAGCGGCTCAAGGTTCACTGCGTTCATGCGACCCTCCGTTGCCAGAGCATCTCCACGAAGTCGGACAGGTGGGTGATGCGCTGCTTGTTGGTAGTGAGCAGGAGATTGTGAATGCGGTTCTGAAGAACGGACCAGCCTCGGAACGACGTTACGTTGTCCATGTTGTCGTCCACGAGCACATCGACAGACGCGTTGCGCTTGTCGCTCGTCGCGATGATGTGGCCAGACATCAGGCCTTCCACCTCGTCGAGGTAGCCCCACCGACGCAGCCACGCTTCCTTCGCGAGAGCCATCTCGGTGCTGTTGCCGCAGGAGGTCACGAAGATCACCTCGTGTCCCTGACGCCGAATGGATTCGACGGCGGACTTAGTGCCGGGGTACGGCAGCACTCTCTCATAGATGCTAGGTACGAGCAGCGCGTACATCGACGGACTGCTGTAGTCGTCCCAATTCGGGAGTGACTGCAGCGTGTACGTCGAGCCGTGCCGCCGGTTGTGCGAGTCGAGCCACGCTTGGTGTAGCTGCGCGACCAACTCGTCCACGTCCAGCCCGACTCTCATGGGGTGCTCCGCTGTACGAGGTAGCCGCCGAGGTTTGCGAGCATTACTCCGAACCACATGCACGCGTTCGGCCACCGCCCTGCTATCGCCCACGACAGGCAGATGGAGGCCTGCAGGGCGACTAGCATGAGCGTGAGGGATTGAGCCCATCGGATCACGGAGTAGCCTTCGACGCACGCGACATTGGTGCGCCCGCGTCCTCAAGCTCCTGCTGCAGCAATGCGAGAGCACGCCACGCCATCTTCGCGCTGTGGCGCATGCCGTCTGTGTCGATGGTGCCCCGCTCCATCAGATGCCGACCGATGCAATCCGCGTGGTCGGTGCTGACGCCACGAGCCCAATGCAACGGGCCGAGGTTATGCTGCTTGTTGCCTGCCTGTGATACCTTCGCGATTTCCGCAATGGCGGCAGAGAAGTAGTCGAGCACGCCCGTGACGACCGGCATGTTCTTCCGCTCCTGCTTGTCAGTCGGTAGCATCGCGGTCACCTGCTTGGTCGGTGGTTCCCACTGCATCGTGGTGTCCACCTGCCGGTCGAGCAGTGGGTTCCGCTCGAAGGCCCCTTCACGCTCCATCTGCTTCGCGGTCTCAGCGATGGAGACGACCTGCTTCACCGTCGTGGTGCCCTGACACAGACCCCGGCTCTGGCACAACTCGCTCGTGCAGTTGCGCGCCTTGTGCGCGCTGCCGGGGACCGTGCAGACTACGCTTGGATTGTGGGACTCCACAGACGAACCTCTTTCGTTTGGAAGTTGTAGTCCGTGTAGCGGCAGATGCGTGCGACTCTCGCGTTCATCAGCGCTACCTCTTCACCGAGCTTCTTCTTCGCGTACGTCTCGACGATGGCCTTCCACGCACCGGCTGCGTCGAACGCTTCCGGCGTGAAGAACGGCGCGAGGATCACTGCCGCCTTCTTCGGCCCGATACCGGGGCAACCGGGATAGCCGTCCGTGCTGTCACCCGTGAGGGTCTGCAGCATGTGGTTGTAGTCGGCCTCGTGTGGCGCGATGACGCGCACACAGTCGAGGTAGGTCTTCGCAGTCTTCGCAGTCATCCGCTCGCGGGCCTTGCGGTCGTTGAGGTGGAGACCGGGGAGGGTCTGCATGTCTTTGTCCTGGGAGACCACGATCTTGTCGCCCTCGATGATGAGCTTCGAGGTGGCGAGGATACCGAGCACGTCGTCGCCTTCGAG